ATGGAAGTATTCACTATCGTCGCCAATGAGGTCATTGGCTTATCCGCAACGGAATGCACACTGATGCAATTCAGCTACAATCCGGAGCAAATCCATGACCCCGAAACGGTCCTGCGCAGTGCTGTCATGGACTATCTCAAGACGGATGAAGGCAAACGACAGCTGGAAATCAACTGTGGTTGCTGGAACTGGGGCGATGTCGATGACATTCCCGGCTCGTTCTTCTTGAACTATGGTCTGACTAAAATCGCTCCGCCGGATGTGAATGTTGTCGTCGACCGCAACGAGAACTTCATGGACGACTACGACGATTGCGAGGAAGAATAACAGAAAGGGCGTCAACAACCCCGCCTAAACCGGCTCGCCGGTTATAGACGGGGCTTGCGGGGCAACCCGTAAGCCCGGTTGATTAGCCTTGGTGAACGGCAACTTCGGTTGCTGCGAACTCCGTTATGCATTTGATGAGCAATCATCTTCATAATATAGGCACCCCGATTATGCTCCACAAGTGTCGGGCTCTGCGGGCAGTGTATGTGTCAATGACGCAAGCCGTTGATATGTATTACGTTAAAAATCTCTAAGGGTAGGAGATGTGCGGCTGCCATGTCGAAAGGCTAAAACAGTGCATAACATTGGCGAAGTGGACCACAGGGCGCAAGCCCTGACTTATAGTTTCATTACTATTTAACGAAAGGAGTACCTTGCATGAGCACTTGCGTTTGCGTTCTCAGCAACAGTGGTGAACGCTTAATGCCTACCTTCCGTCTTGGCAAGGTACGCCGACTCTTGAAAGACGGAAAAGCAAAAATCGTTAAGCATCATCCCTTTACCATCCAGCTGCTGTATGACAGCAAAACAAACACACAACCCATCGAAATCTGCGAAGATGTGGGCTACAACTACATCGGCATCAGCGTGAAAAGCGAATCCCACGAATATGTGTCTGCCCAGTATGATACATTGCAAGATGAGAAGGAACATCACGATGATTGCCGCAAGTATCGCCGTACCCGCAGAAACAGACTGCGTTACCGTAAACCGCGCTTCGATAATCGCAAGCGCAGCGAGGGTTGGCTTGCACCTTCTCTGGAACATAAGAAGCAGCTGAATATCCGTCTTGTCGAACGGTATGTATCTGTAATCCCGATTACTCATGCAACGGTTGAAGTTGGTTCTTTTGACACAATGTTGCTGCAAGCCATCCAGAAAGTCGAATCAAAACCGGAAGGTGTAGACTACCAGAAAGGTCCCCGCTACAACTTGGCAACCTTGCGTGAGGCAGTGTTCTACCGTGATAATTACACCTGCCAAGTTTGTGGACGCAAAATCGCGGATGGTGCCATTTTACATATGCACCACATGTTCTACTGGAAAGGAAGACACGGCTACCAGCTTGATGAGTTGGTTACAGCGTGTGAAAAATGCCACACGCCAGCAAATCATCAAAAAGGTGGCAAGCTCTTCGGTTTTGGCGAAGATAAAGAATTTGCCAATCTTTCAGGTGCAGCGTTTATGAACGCTGTTCGCTGGAAGATAGTAGATGCACTGCACGCCACATACGGTAAGGAATTTGTGACCATCACTTATGGTGCGATGACAAAGGAAAAGCGAATCATTCTTGGCATAGAGAAAACCCACAGCAATGATGCGTATGCAATGGGAGATTATCATCCGGTACATCGTTGCGTGTTTAGGCATTACCAAAAACGACGCAGAAACAATCGTGTGCTGGAAAAGTTCTATGATGCCACTTATATTGACGCTCGCACCGGTAACAAAGCAAAAGGTAAAGAACTTTTTAACGGCAGAATTAGCCGTAATCACAAAAAGGATTCTGAAGACCTGCACAAGTACCGCAGCAAAAAGGTGTCGAAGGGGCGTCGCTCTATAAGAAGACAACGCTATGCAATTCAGCCATACGACACTGTGCGTCTCGAAAGTAAAACATACATTACAAGCGGGTGCCATAACAAAGGCACAAGACTTTTGATTCCTGCTAATGTGAAAAGTAAGTCCGTAGCAATTTCCAAAGTTCAAGTTGTTTGCCATGCGGGAGCATGGATACAAATCATTTAAATGTTGAAAGGAGGTAAGCAGGAAATGCTGTATCTTAGTCTTTTCTAAGAAACGCATTCCTCCCCACCTAAGCCTTACGGCTATAGATGGGGTGTCCTGCTCCATAATTATGAAAAAAATGCGTATTTATGGCGCAAACAACGTATTCATAGAAGTTACGCGCCGGTGCAATATGTGCTGTGCGCACTGCCTGCGCGGAGATGCCGAAAGCATCGATATTCAGGAGAAGTACATCGATGCTTTTCTCGACAGCTTTGAGAAGGGAGCTTATATCAGCTCTCTTACCTTTACCGGTGGGGAAATCTCTCTGAATATACCGGCAATTCGATACACCTTGAAAGCTGTTAAAGAGCGCGGTATCGCCGTTGGAAGCTTTTACATGGTCACTAACGGAAAAGCTGTCGATAAGATGGCTGACCTTGCTATGGCGAGTCTGGAGTGGTGGGCCTACTGCGATGAAAAAGATGACTATATGTGCGGCCTTTGCATCAGCAGTGATAACTTCCACGAAGTAATCCCGTATGAAAGTAAAAGTATCCTTAGTGGCTTGAAATATAACCGTGACGATAAGGTAACGGACTTTCATCGGGCTTATTTACTGAACGAAGGACGTGCTAAGAATCTCGATTCGAATGTCTATAAGAAACGTGAACCTTATGTAGACAAGCTCGAATACGAATTCAACAAAACCGGCAATATCGACTTTTACAGCGGCGAGCTGTACTTGAACGCCATCGGTGATATCGTTTCCGGCTGCGATTGGTCCTACAAGTCGCAGAAGAAATATCGTTTTGGTAATGTAATGAACAAAAACTGGCTGGAGAACATTACCAACAGTGAGTTGTGCATTGCAAGCTAAACTATATCACTTATACATTGCCACCGTTTTCCTACAGAAACGGTGGCTTTTTTAAAAAAGGAGGCCGCAAATGGCTGAAACAAAAGACATGTTTGAACAAATCAGCGCCATCTTAACCGATAAAAAAGATAAGCCGTTTTCCTATGAGGAACTTGCAGCAATGCTCAAAACTGACCCTGATACCCTCAAAACCTTTGATGAGGTCTATAAGACGCAGGTTCTTGAAAGTGGAGAGCTGCATGAAAATATGCTCCAGTGGGATACAGCTACAGTCAAAGCAATTCTCGACAAAAAGGTCTACTTCCCACCGGAACTCAATTCGCTCATTAACCGCATCGTCACAGAACTGGTGCTTGAAACGCGTCTGTACATCTACAACGCGGAACGCGGCGGCTATTATGTGACATACTCTGCCAACCGTGACTTTATGACGGAAGTCACAAACGAGGAGCTGAAACACTACCCCGAAGAACTCCGTCCGCAGCTCACCGGAAAGTTGATGAAGATTGACATTTCTGAGCCGTCGTACAAGGAACTGCTTCGAAACTACGCAGGCTACAAGAATGCGAAAAACGACCGCACAAAAATGTTCTGCTACAACATGTTCCGTCAAGGTCTTGACATCCTCGACCTTGATGACTTCACTTATCAGATGCTTGAGATGAACCCCAACTCTATGGGCTTCTGGTTCCCTCCTCTGGTAGAAGGGTTGTACGGCAACGCATTCTTCAAGGTTCCGGACACGAAAATTCTTCGCGTACCTATCACCATGCTGCAGCTTACCCGCCTTGGTTTCGAGACGTTGAATCCTGTTACAAAGGAAATCGTGAACCGTTATTGCCAGAAAGTCTTCCATCTTGATGAATACGAAGACTATTTTATCAAAACGGGCACGTATTCTTCCAAATACGAATTCCGCAACGCTCATATCCATAACCCGAAGGAAATCAATGAGATGGGCGAGTATTTCTTGTTCTTGAATCATCTGACATGCTTGATGGCAGGCTCCCTAAACAGTCGTTGCTGCTATGGCGCTAATACTACAAATGAGTGGGTCGTCAGAGAGTATATCAAGGATAAAGAGAACAATCCTACCATTTACAACGGTTTGCCGCTGCACACTGAATATCGCGTATTTGTGGATTTTGATACAAAGGAAATTCTTGGCGCAAGTCCTTATTGGCGCAGCGATGTTATGAAGAACGAATTCAAAGAAGTCAGCAGCCCACAGAAACGCCATGATTATGTTGTCTACAAGATGCATGAAGACATTCTGAACCAGCGTTACCACGAAAGCATTCAAACTATTCTGGCTGAGCTGAAGAAGGTTATTCCTCGCATTGAGTTGACAGGGCAGTGGAGTGTCGATGTAATGCGCAACGGCAATGATTACTACATCATTGATATGGCGCTTGCTGAGAACTCTGCTCTGAATGACTGCGTGCCGAGTAACCGTCTTCGTGCTTATCCGCAGCAGTGGCTGCCTGTGGCTCCGAATACCGAAACCTAAAAAGGGAGAACCATCATGAATACCATTTCACCCGTCTTCATCCATCAGCCGGATAGCTGTCACGGATGGGGCATTGAGTTCAATAAAGAGCGACCGTTTTGGGAGGCAGATGCCACCGCATTTGTCCGCGCCATGTACGATGAGATGCAGAGCCATGACAAGAGCTTTAGCTGGTTTCATCAGTGTGGCAGCGGGCAAGAACAGAATGGAAACTACTACGGTTACCAATTTTTCGAGGTTTGTTCTAAGACTGAGGAAAGCGATGCGAAGCGCATGGCTGAAATCATTGCCGAAAAGATTGGCACGAATGTTGTTTAATAAAGGAGCGTTAATTCATCATGGATACGCTTTCACCTAAAATCACATTGTTTGGTAAAACGATGAACATCAAGGAGTTTCTTACTCTCCTGTACGCAGAAGCCAAAACTTCGGGATACGACTCAAATACCGGGAACGTTTGGTGCCTTGCTTATCAACGCAATGTGTCCGCGCCGGGAATCCAGATGGACCAGTTGACGGAAGAACAGCGGCTGTATGTGTATGCCACAACGTTCTTGTCTTTTCTTTCTATTGGGAATAAAAAGAACACTCCTAGAGATTTCATCGTTAAAACGCAGGAATATGAGCGTGAATTTTGGCTGAGCGACAACATCAACAACCAAAAAGCCATTCTTCCGGACAAGAATATGTGGCGTAATTTCAAGGATATTTACTTTTACATTTCGACCGACTATGACACAGGCAACGATGGTGTTCCGTTTGCAGACCTTCTGCCGGAAGAACGCATCAATGCCGCCGCCTATTATGTGGAGGAACACCTCGAAGACTGGACGACCTTGCTTAGCTTCACTGTTCCTTACGCCCGGTACACGGATGTCCCCAACGCAAAATAAATCTCATCTTACTGGAGCCGCCTTCGGGTGGCTCCTTTTTCTTTTGCCAAAAATTGCGACCGGATGTATAATTGGGAAAAGATGGAGGTGCAGTATGAGCATATACGGATAGCGGGGCAGAAATGCCAGAACCAAAACATCAAGGAGATACCAACCACATCTGAGGTGTCAGTTCGGGTACTTGTTGTCGAGTATACGATGCAACAGATTGCGACATGCAGCAATAATTGCATTTTGTTGCGAATTGCGTAAAATATAGGATGCAAATAAAAAGTGAGGTGAAGGAAAGGTTGTCGCAAATCAGAATTATCGCTCCCTATGGGGACAATTTCAGTGTCAGAGAATTTGTGGAATGGGAGTATAACGGCGGAAAAGAAGATTTTGAGCCCGATATGCACTGTAAATCATGGAATACATTGCCCATCGACGGAAAGCTTGGTCACATCGCCTGCAGCCTTTTTGGAGACCTCGCTAGTTTTGGCAGTTATAGCTGCCGTATTGGTGTCTCAGATGGGCATTCAACCTACTACTTCTTCTTTACTCAAGAAGGAAAGGACGAGGAGATTCTCCTCAGCCTTGCCGCTTTTGTAAATGTAATCTACACAAGTGCCGAAGAAACATGCAAACAGGGAACAGGGCTTACTTTTGCAGACTTACCTCTTGCGCAGAGACTTGATGTAATTGCAAAATATATCGAAAACAACTTTGAAGCATGTGTCGCAATGCTCGCCAATGTTCCTTATATGCAATGGACTTAATATTTTTTGCCATTTAGTGTTGCACATTTGTGCGAATTGAATAGAATTAAGAATGTAAACCAAAAAGTGCATCGGAGCGGTCAAACGCCGCTTTGTGCTATAAATTCCTCCCCCAAAAGGAGCAGGTTCGTAAGGAGCCTGCTCCTTTCTTTTTGGCAAAAAAGGAGAACCCATGAATCGAGAAGATGTTGCAAAACGTAATGCCAGTATCGTGCGGGATATGCGCAATGGCATGCGGATTCGTGATGTAATGAAAAAGTATGATGTATCTCGCTACACATGCTACCGCACCATGCAAAGCGTAAATCGAAAAGAGAGACAAGCAAATTACAGTGACTGGAAAGCCAAGCGTGATGAAGAAATCGTCAATCGTTATGCCGATGGCGTCCCAGCAGAACAACTTGCTAAAGAGTATGGCGTTCACCGAGCCACAATATACCATATTCTTTCTGAGCACAACAAAGACTATCTGCGACAACGTGATGCCAAAAGACCGAACGCCACTCAATTGGCTCGTGAAGCACGGCAGCAAACATTTATCGAAGCTGTAAAAGCTGACCCGAATCGCTCAGTTATGAGCATTTGTGAAGAGTTTGGCTACTGTTCTTCTCACGGCTTTGCTCTTATCCACAAAGCCGGAATCTACCGTGGCCGAGGACGCAAAAAAGGAGCGAGCAACCATGACGAGGCTTGAGAAAATTCAGCGCCTGAACGCAATTGCAGCAGATTATGAGAAAGGCATGTCTTTGCCTGCCCTGGCAGAGAAGTACGGTGTCTGCGTACGGACCTGCTACCGTGCCATTGACAAAGATGCCGTAAAAGAACGTACTGTCGCTCTGAACAAAGCGACAAAGCTGGATACCGAAATCTTGAATGATTATATCGCCAATATGTCAGTAACAAACATTGCAGCGAAGAACAAAACCTCCACAACTCACTGCTACCGTGTTGCAAAAGAAGCGGGACTGTGCAGCTTGGAGCAGGGTCGGAACCGACGGTCATCCCGCCTTACGGAACGCAACAAGGAAATCTATGCCAAGCGGAAAGCCGGTGCCTCAGTCAAAGAATTGGCAAAGGAATACCAGTTGAAGGTTCCGACTGTCTACTGTATTCTCGAACATATAGAATGGGGTGGCAAGCCATGAAAATTCGGCTGATTTTGTGCGCCGTGCTGACTTTCGCACTCACTGCTTGCTATCCCGTTAGCACGCTTCCTGCAGATGTTCCTGTCGGCTCAGCAAAAAGTGTCGTAGAAAAAGAATCGGAAAAATCTCCGGAAGAAGAATTCACAAACTGGCTAGAAGCAGAGCATATCACGCCGTATGCTTTTGGAGACTGGGGAGAGGCTTCAAACGGTTCCTTCACAGACGGCAAGTGGCACGACGTCAAGCTGCGCATCACAAAAGTCACAACGGAAAGCGAAAACGAGGACTACATCGAAAATGTCATCGCTTACAACAACACCTACGCTACTGTGAAATTTGGTGAAGATGAAACTACCAAGCTGGAAGACGGTATTGATGATGCCGAGCTTATAGTAGTGGATTACGAAGTAGAGCTTCCCGAAGATTATCCTTGTGACGGAAACGCAGATGTGAACTTGTCTGTTCGTGACCAAAGTGGTCAAACGCAAATGATTAAGCTCGTGACAAGTGAAGAACTTGATATGACTCCTGGCACAGTATACGCCAAGCGCGGTATCTTTGCACGCAAGCAGGGCGACACAAACTATGTGTTCGAATCCCTCCGCTATCAAAACGACGCCGCTATTGAAGGACTAGATGAAGGGGCATCCGCCAGAGCATTGAAAGACAGCTTTTTCTCCAACAAATAATACCCATACAAATTCGAATAACAACACCGGGCCTGCTGCGAATATTGCGGCAGGTCTTTTATTTTTGAGGGAATAACATGAACGATAAAGACCGTACACTTCTTCGCTATGTAGTAGAAGGAGATATTCGTAAAGCCCAGCAGCAGGCAAAAATCATCCTTGAGGGTATCACGACGGCAAAAGACGAGCAGTTCAAGACCCGCTGTCTTTCTCAGCTCTCGGCAAAAGCGCCGGAGCTTATCGAACTTCCTTATAACATGCAAGGGTTACTTGTGGCAGAAGATGTCACTAATTTCCCGGAAAATCGGTATTTGCTCCGTGATTCCGAAAAAGCTGTAATAGAACGCCTACTGAAGACGAGAAAAGCCTCTCTCCGACTTAAAGAGCTTGGCATTCACTACACTTGTTCCTTGCTTTTGCAGGGCGAACCGGGAACCGGAAAGACCGAACTGGCACGATATATTGCATACAAAGCAGACTTGCCTTTCGTATATCTTAAATTCTCCGGGCTTATTAGTTCTGCTCTGGGGAAAACGCAGCAAAACATCGGGCATGTATTTGACTATGCTCGGCGTTCTCCTTGTGTGCTCTGCCTTGACGAGATTGATGCTATCGGCATGAGCCGTGGCGGAAAAGATGATGTTGCAGAGATGAGCCGCGTAACCATTGCTCTGATGCAGGAGCTTGACCGTCTCCCGAACGATGTCATTCTCATTGGCACGACCAACCGTTCTGACCAGTTGGACGCAGCATTGTTCCGTCGGTTCAGTTTTCTTCATCGCGTACGGAGCCTTGACAAGAACGATGCCGCCACTTTAGCAAAGATGTTTCTTGCATCGACGGGATACCCCACCACCGAGCACACCGTATGCGATGTACTCGAAACCATCGAGAGCTTCTATACAGCGAGTAATGTGACGAAAGCTTGCACGGACTATCTCGTCAATCAAATTGTCAATGAAGAGCAGGAGGAGAGCCATGCGTGATTTTGAGCCCCGTATCCGCATGAAGCGCGGGACTGTAGCAGAGGAGTACCCGGAAGTTGCAGCTATGTGGCATCCTACTGCGAATAGCTTTACCCCTTCAGATATTACCGCCGGAAGCAATCAGCGTGCAGCACTTATCTGCCCCGTGTGCGGTTATGGCAGCGATGGAGAATGGCGACCAACTGTCGCTTCGGCTTGTCGTACCAAGGGTGGCTGCCCGGTCTGCTCCGGCAAAATCGTAGTTAAGGGTAAGAATGATGTTGCCACCGTACATCCAGAAATTGCGGAGCAGTGGCATCCGACGCTCAATAAAATCAGCCCGGATGAAGTCTCTTCCGGCAGCGGGAAGCATGTCTTTCTCGTATGCAAAAACTGTGGATACGGCAAAAAAGGGGAGTGGTGTCCCGTTATTGCGTTTGCCTGCGGCAGCGGTGACAATCATACCGGATGTCCAGCATGCGCGGCCAAGGCGCAAAGTGAACGTCTCAAAGCCTATCACGAACGGCGCAGAAAGGGACGGTGATGTTATGCGAAGTCATTTGAGAGCTGAACCTATCATAAACGCTAAAAGAGATACTCCCTATAACATGAAAACGCAAAAAGAAATTGGATTATTGGGAGAAAAGGTTTGTAGGAACTTCCTCATAGATTGCTGCGCTAAGCACCGTTTTGGCTTCGTACGATTTGAAGATGTTCGAGATGTCAAAATGTATCAAGAAAGAGACATTGACTTTATTGTTTACACTTCAAGCGGGAAAACAATAACACTTGATGCCAAAGCGGATACATATACAACAGGAAATATTTTTCTCGAAATTTATGTTCCGGGTTTTAAGCTTGGGAAAAACGGCGTTCCTATCGCAAAGTATACAGAAAATGGAGAACGAGCCGGACAAAAACCCGGTTGGCTGTTTCGAGGAGCAGACTTTATTTTCTATTGTTTTTTAAACACAAAAGAAATCTTTGTTTTTGACAGGGAATGTGCGGCGTATTATGCTTGCGAATGTGCAATATCGGGAATGCCGCTGATTCCCATATATAGAACAGCAAAAAACGATGAAAACCGTGGAGATAACCGCAATTACTATGGCATGGGAATTTGTCCAAACGCCTTGCGAATGATGAACAGCAATATTATGAGAAATCATATGTGGCTGTGCCATTTCCAAAAAGGGCCTTATTATAATCCTTACACGAAAACTTATGACCATCCGAAAAAATCCGCCTGAGAATGTGAATTTTTCGCAAACAATTGCCTCATAAGCTACAAAAAAGTGTTATAGATTTGGTATAATATAGATAGGAAACGGAGGGGATTATTGTGAATCAAATCAACGCTGTAACGCTTGGAAAGCTCATTGCTGCACACCGTGAAGGCGACGAGCAGAAGTTCAAAACCTATGTTGATTTTATCGCCAAAGCCTATGAAGAACAGGGAAACGACCGTGCCGCTAACATCATCCTCAGCAACTATACGGGTGATTATGGCGAGCAGGGGAAGGTCGTTCTGGATGAACCAACCGAACAGACTACATACTACGAGACAGGCTGGTATGAGCCTGATGTTTTGGGGTCCGGTGGCTCCTTTCGCGGAGTTACAAAAGCAACTTCCGAGGAAGAAGCATTGCAACGGCTGCTGAAACACTCTGCCGACTATGCACATCGTATCACCGTATATAAGAAAGACGGCAAAACCATAAAGCGGGAAATTTCCGAGTATGACCAGTGGGAAAAGAGGTGGTTAACATAAGAAAGACGGCAAAATCGTAAAGCGGGAAATCGCCGAATACGACCAGTGGGAAAAGAAGTGGTCAACAACCCCGCCTAAACCGGCTCGCCGGTTATAGACGGGGCTTGCGGGGCAACCCGTAAGCCCGGTTGATTAGCCTTGGTGAACGGCAACTTCGGTTGCTGCGAACTCCGTTATGCATTTGATGAGCAATCATCTTCATAATATAGGCACCCCGATTATGCTCCACAAGTGTCGGGCTCTGCGGGCAGTGTATGTGTCAATGACGCAAGCCGTTGATATGTATTACGTTAAAAATCTCTAAGGGTAGGAGATGTGCGGCTGCCATGTCGAAAGGCTAAAACAGTGCATAACATTGGCGAAGTGGACCACAGGGCGCAAGCCCTGACTTATAGTTTTATTACTATTTTACGAAAGGAGTGCCTTGCATGAGCACTTGCGTTTGTGTTCTCAGCAACAATGGTGAACGCTTAATGCCTACCATCCGTCTTGGCAGGGTACGCCATCATCTGAAAGACGGAAAAGCAAAAATCATTAAGCATCATCCATTTACTATCCAGTTACTGTATGACAGTAAAACAAACACGCAGCCCATCGAAATCTGTGAGGATGTTGGCTACAACTACATCGGCATCAGTGTGAAAAGTCAATCTCACGAGTATGTATTTGCGCAGTATGATACATTACAGGATGAGAAAGCCTGCCACGACAGTTGTCGTAAGTTGCGCCGCACCCGCAGAAACAGACTGCGTTACCGTAAACCGCGTTTCGATAATCGCAAACGCGGCGAGGGTTGGCTTGCTCCTTCTTTGAAACATAAGAAAGAACTCAATGTCAACGTTGTTAAGATGTATTGTACAGTAATGCCTATTACTCATGCAACGGTTGAGGTTGGCTCTTTTGATACGATGCTTGTAAAAGCAATTCAGGAAGGAAAAGTCATTCCTGAGGGAGCAGACTATCAAAAAGGTCCTCGCTACAATTTGGCAACCTTGCGGGAAGCGGTATTTTACCGCGATAACTATGTCTGTAAAATTTGTGGGCGTAAAGCTACAGAAGGTGCGATTTTACATATGCACCATATGTTCTACTGGAAAGGTCGTCACGGCAACAGCCTGAACGAACTTCTAACAGTATGCGAAAAGTGCCATACGCCTGCCAATCACCAAAAAAGCGGTAAGCTTTATGGTTTCGGAGAAAAGATTAAATTTGCCGACCTTTCCGGTGCAGCTTTTATGAATACTGTTAGGTGGCAAATCGTCAATGAACTCTACGTTGCTTTTGGCAAGCCATTTGTTACAATCACTTACGGCGCAATGACAAAAGAAAAGCGTATCGCGCTTCAGCTTGAAAAAAGCCATAACAATGATGCATATGTAATGGGTGAATTTCATCCAAATCTCCGTTGTATGTTTGAGCACTATGAAAAGGCAAGGCGTAACAACCGTATCCTTGAAAAGTTTTATGATTCTCGCTACATTGACATTCGTACAGGAGAGATAGCCACCGGAAAAGAACTCTTCAACGGTAGAATTAACCGTAACCACAAAAAGGATTCGGAAAATCTGCACAAATACCGTGGCAAGAGGACATACGCAGGGCATCGTGCTCTGTTACGCAAAAAGGTGAATCTCAATCCGGGTGATTTAGTCTCTCTCAACGGAGAAAATCTCATTGTGCATAGCACTCATACCAAAAAGAATGGTGCTGTAAATGTAGAGTTCGAGACACCCGCAAAAAGCGGTCAAAAATCCGCAAGCCTTAAAAAGCTTAAAATTGTAAAAGCAGCAAATTCCATACATCCCGCATGGGAAAAAATATCTTAATCATTAAAAGAAAGGAGTAGCAGGGTATTTGTGCTAACTGAGTACACTTCAAATTGCCTCTTGGTTAGTGCATTCCTCACCGCCTAAGTCGCAAGCGACTATAGACGGTGTACCCTGCACACATAATTTAATGAAGTGGAATGTATTTTCTCTCGAAGCCGTTAAAGAGGCATTAAAACCCAAGTTTGTGTTGGAGAAAGTCCGCTATGTGACGGACGACGAAGAGTACGGCGAGGGCGAGTCTACGCGCCTTGTTTTTCGCAATGTAGAAGAGATGCCGGAAATCGACTATATTAAGCGGACCGTCTGCACATTCATTCAGGACACCTATGTTCATTTTAAGGACAAAAGCCTCAAGCCGATGCGTATTTGGCAGGATAACCTCAATGAAAGCGAGGACCATATCCGTTATTCCACAAACAACCTTGTGTCGCCACCGCTTGGACTCATTGGCGAAACATACATTTCTGACGAAAGCCACACACACAAGTGGCTGGTAGCCCAAGGAGGAACTGAACTTCTTGAGAAAGCGTCCGTCAGCATTGATGTTGATGTGATTTACGCCTATGACAATGTCGATAAGGTTGAGAAAAGTTCCGAAAACGGCGAGGTACATGGCGTTCTCATCAACAGTACGATGTATCTGCGCGAATCGGAAATCAAACAGGTTGCTCAGCTTATCAAAGATGAAAAGCTTCGTAACCGCGTATTGACGCTGATGCGCTCTCATCGCCGCATTGTGTCGGCTCCCGAAAAAGAGAATCGCAATATTCGGGAAGTCGCTTCTGCGCAGATGCTGGGTCAGGGGTGAAATTGTGAAACACAAAATCTCAGAAATCGGCGCTCAGATGCTCGAGTACCAAGAACAGCTTGCCCGTGAATACAAATACAAACCCATCCCGCATACCTTCTTCTGCGATGTGAGAGCCAAGTTTCAAAAGGCATTGCCGGAATGGTGCAATGTGTCCGGTGACACGATTTCGCTCGAAACCACCAACGGTACGGTCATTACCAACGGGTACAACCGTATCGTGATTGGCGACTACGGCGCATTTGTTGAGTTTTCACGCGTACAAGCCTATATGCGACGTCTGAAAATCAAAGAAGGGCAGGCTTATCGCGTAGAAGACCCGCGCTATGCCGAACATGTCAAATATCTCTGGCTCACGGCAGATGATGGTTCGGATGTGAAGGTATACGACCAGAAGCGTCCGGTAGAATATGCGGATTATAAGCCGGGGATGCTGTATGTCAGTGTATATGAGGTGTTCCCACACATCTAAGAAAATCAAAATAAAAAGTTCTACCCAGTTCAGGGTGGGCTTTTTATCGAGAGCGCCGCAAAGACTACTGACTCACGGAGGTAACCGACAATGGTAACGTTTATTGATGATGATGATATCGAACTAAAGCCTTGCCCGTTCTGTGGTTCTACAGCCGGGTTATATGCAAGCTATGAAGGCATGTATGCAGTGCGGTGCAACTACTGCCGCATCGGAACTGTCCTCATAAAAAACGAACAGGACGCGATTGAGTTGTGGAATCACAGAACGGAGGTAACGAACGATAACTAACGCAGACAAAGCAATTGCATTGCGCCCATCATACTGGGCAAGCGTATCTGGCGGAAAAGATAGCCTGTATATGCTCAATTATATACTGCACAATCTGGACAGATACCCGCTTGACGGCGTGGTTCACTTTGAACTCGAAATCGACTACCCGTTTATACATAACGTTATCGACTATATGGAAACGGAGTGCAAGCGAGCTGGCATCCAATTTGTGCGAATCAAGCCGAGGAAAATGTGGGAAGAATTGTATGATAAATGCGGTTTCCCAACAAGAAAAGTAAGATGGTGTAACGGTCACTATAAACTTGATGCAAAGCGGCAACTATCCGAATGGCTGAACGAAGTCGGTTTTTATGTAGTAAATTACATAGGCTATTGTGCCGACGAAGAACGCCGTTTCAACAAACGGTTGAGTGCCAAAAAGTTAGAGATATACCCTCTCGCAGAAAACGGCATTAACGAAGATGTGATTTTGGAATGGGCAAAGACACAGCCTATTTTCAACAACTACTACAAAACCAACAAGCGCTGCGGTTGTATGTATTGCCCGATGTCCTCGTTTCTTAACTTTGCCTATCTCTATAAATACTACCCCGAAAATTTCCGGTATATGCTTGAAAAAATGCGGGAAACGGAAGAATTGAGAGAGAAAGAGTTTGGTAGACCGTTCTCTGTGATTTCATCGAATCCCAAATATAATGCGGATTACTTGGAACACATCGTCAAAACGAAATGGCTCAAAAAGCTCAACGAAATGGAGATGACCAACAATGACTATGTCGATGCGTATTGCGTCGGTGTGGATGTGGATGGTCACACCACTGTCCACTAGGTTGCATTAAAGAGTATTGGCAAAAAGGTGTTTTATCGAGTTTAGCTGTGGGGAGAATGTCAATTGGGTGAAAGCATGAGCAGTGAACCAAAAGTAATCACTTCCTTTGAGGAAGCACCGCAATCGTTGCGCGATAAATGCGATAAAGAAGTTTTGCGAGCTTTTTTTAATGCACATTTCTCAATTACAGAAAAAAGTGTGAATGACGATAAAAGATTCTATCTCGATGATGGACGCAGAATTAAGGACGATGATATTCTTGTCGCCTACATGAAAGATAGGAAAGTCTGGACAGAACCCGGCGTTGAAATTCGTACTATAACAGGCGAACTCACAAACAAGTTTGGAGAAAAAAAGCTCAAAGATTTCTTTGCAGCAGGATTTTTCTTAACGAAAAAACGCATTAAAAAGAACAAATGGAGATATTATTTGCCGGACGGCAGATGCTTGGATAGTGAAAAGAAACTCGATGACTTTTTACTCGAAAAGCTGCGTCCAGCTTTTAACAAAGAATTGTGCGACCATGTGATTGACATGGCAGCCACGGCAATTCCCGGCGTTGACAAAAGCGAGCTGTTCATTTCCGACACAGAAAACGAAAAGGCTGCGTGCCTTAATGTAAAACTTGACGGCAAAGTCTATAAAGAAGCAATTTTACCGTATGTTTCCTATGAAGGCATCATTAGCTCATCACTTTATAATAACCTTTATTCACGCTGCACGGTACTTCATAAGCGCAACATTGAGCGCTTTGAGAAATCACACGATTTGAAGGCGCTCAAACAAATTGCAGAGTCTATTCTTCTGTCTTTACAGGTAGATGAAAAACATATCCTGCTCGGAGATTTCTGCATCGCCTCCAACAAAATTACTGATATCAATGTAGGGCTGCAGCAGGAAAGCGCATTGAAGAAGGCAGTCGTCACCACAACAGTAAAATTTGATAACGGTAGGAAAGCTATTTTCAGCATCCAAGTAGCTTTTGGAATCAATGATGTTCTTCTGCAAGAACTCTATAGAAATGATGTTCTGACGCAAGGGGCAAAGGTTGTCTCAGAACAGAGAGACTATTCCGTTACCCCGAACTCTATCTTGCATGACTTTGTCTGTACTTGCTGCAACAATGCTCATACGGTCAGTAAAACATACAGAAAAGGCAAAATCGTTCTGGACGGCGTACTCAGACAGGTATATAACAGCGTTGACGCCGCTTCCGCATTACCTGTAAGCAACCTTTTCGTGCTTGGGAATGACCCTGCGAGGGATGTTTCCTATTGCGACATTGCAGACCAAATCACCGTAAAAATCACACCGGATAAAGGCACAGCAGAACAATGCGTTTCACTAACCTATTCTACTGCTGAAGAATTCCTTGACAAAGCGGCGACCGTACTCCTTGAAGATTTCTACGCCGCAAGCAGCGATGCAAAATGCCATGTCAGATATGACTTAACATTGGATATTTCTAAAAAGGGAAAAGAAAGTCTTCGGTGTGAAGCAAAGCTATTCGACATGCAAACGGGTCTTATTATTGCCCAGACCACAAGGTGTCTTGTCAAAAAGTTGAAAGCGGACATTGAACAAAGCAAAGAACAGATTCCGACCAGCTTCAGCAATGTTTTTTGGGTAAACAATGCAGAAGACATTTTAATGTATGCAGCTTCCTGTGACCCAGAATGGATTGCAAGTGCTTACAAGCAAATACGCGAACGATTAGGGTTGCTTGGATATTATTTCTGCAAATTCTTCGCGTCGCAAGACAACCACAGCTATTGTAAGACAGACTTGCTGACAGATTTTTTGCGGGAAGCGAGTATAGACTTCAAAAAGGCTGCCATCGCGGATAAAATGGAACAATTCCTGCGTACTTATATTCTCTTACCGGAGAGCAAAACTCTTTATCTGTTTTCCGTCGACTCTGTGCGCAATTATTATGGCAGCTTTGAGACTTACAAACCTGTCAGCAAATACCTCCTATCAGCAGTTGCTGCACAATATGAGGCAGAATCTGTAGAGCCAACCTTTGAGGATATGGATTATCTACTGAAGGACGCACAGTACGCATTATTTACAGACAGGTGCCAAAATGCCAAGACGGAAGAAGACGCTTTCACCATTATTTCTCATCTTGAAAAACAGCCACAGACTTTCAAAAAATTGCTCTTTGCAAAAGAGTATTTCAAGAATGTATACGCGCTGCTGAATGATACAGACAAAATGTTCGCCGATATTGTTATCAGCGACTGTCCCGGCTGTACCAAGCTACTGAAATCTCTCCAGAATTTTGCCGAGGAACAATCAAAGAATGTATAACTACACCCCCGATAAAATCATCGCATCCCTTGCCGAAAACAACTATTTTGCTAACCGCAGAATTGCATATGCCGTTCTAAATGCGCTGCGCGACGATGCGTCACCTCTACTCATAGAGGGTGACCCCGGCGTAGGAAAGACGAGCCTTGCCAAAGCGGTGGCTTCTATGCTGCAGATTCCTCTGATTCGTGTTTCATGCCACGAGGGAATTACAGCGGATAAAATTCTTTACGACTATGACTACCAGCGGCAATTGCTGGTGGTGTCTGCCATTCGGGACAAGCTCAACGAAAACCTCCGGGATTTAAGCGTGAACGAAAGCATCAAAGCTGTTGCACAAAACACAGAGTTTTATGGTCCGGATTTCTTGTTGAAACGCCCTGTTATCGAAGCTCTCACGATGAAGGGCCACAAAGTCCTTCTCATTGACGAAATCGACAAGACTGAGCCGGAAATCGAGCACGCTCTACTCGAAATGCTCTCTGATTTTGCTATTACCATTCCGGAATATGGCACGATTCAGTGTGCGCCAGAGGATAGACCTATTGTTTTTCTGACCTCCAACAACTATCGCGAACTTTCTCAGCCTATGTTGCGACGCTGCTCTTACCTTTACATCGAGCACAAGCCCCTTGCAGAAATCAAGCAAATCATCTGCGCGAATGTCTCTGCCTCTGAGGTGTTTGTGGATAGCGTTGCACAGGTCATTGACCGGCTTCAGAGCCTCGACCTGCGTCACGCCATCTCCATCAGTGAAGGCATCGAATGGGCAAAGTGCTTGATTGAGACGTTCCATTGTAAAACGGCTATGGATGTAAAGAACGCAATGCCATATTCTATCGGTTCCCTCGTCAAAGACCACGCAGATGAGAAAACGGTAGCAAAAGCCTTCAACCTGTCCAACGGGAATGAGAAATGAGTGAAGCAACAAATCAAACCATCGAATCTTATGTGAACCTGTACACTAAGTTCTTCCAAGAGCTTACACAGGAATACGGCTTCTCATTCTCAATATCAGAAGCGCTCAACGGCATCCAACATATTTCTGACCCGTTAGATGTAGAGGATGTGCTGTACACCATGCAGGGCGCTCTATGCCATACAAAAGAGGAATGCGACACATTTGAGGCAGTTTTCTGCAGGCGATTCTTGCAGTATTCCTACGCGCCAAAGCCAAAGGAATCTTCAATTCCTAAGAAAAGAGCAACGAATAGTGTTGCCACTTTTGTAGATATGCCCGATGATGCTCTGGAAGAGTGCCGTAAAAAGACACAAGCGAACAGAGACCAAGCACAAGCGGACATAGAGAACTACCGCCGGTCTAACAGAGGAAAAGAATCGGTCAGTAACCAGCAAAAGGCAGTAGACGCTTTGCGCGAAGAAGCCGAACAAAAACGCCAAGCTGTTTTGCAAGCATACGACGACTACCAGAAAGCAGTAGCATCTGTTACGCTTGCCGAAAACAGGCAGCTTGTAGACAAAATAGAGCAGCTATTGCAGAAGGTAAATACCGAGACGAACAGAGAGCTTGCTGCATACGGAATCATGGAGCGGCAATTGCGAAACTCTCTTGCTTCCGGCACTTCACAGGAGCTGGCTGTCTCTCAGAAACTCTTATTATCTGCTGCGGTCATCGCTCGTTCCGCAAAAGAAATATCTCTGTACATGGATTTCATCTCTCTTGCCAAGGCATTCCAAGACTTGGCAAAAAGCGTGAAGACAAGTCAGTCCAAAGTGTCAGAAGATACTACCGTAAAGGCAGCAATTAAAAAGCGTGGGGAAGCAACAGGGGAGTGGGAAAAAGCAAAAGAAGCTCTTCATAAAGCAGAAGCCGAGCTTGAGAAACAAGAGATGCAAAAGGCGTTGTATGAAAGCAATCTTCGCACTCGCGAAAAGAGAGTGACTTCTTACGATGCAATTCTTACGAACATTCGGAAAGCCCAGCAAGAGAAGCAAATGCAAAGCATTGAGAAGGAGCAGTCGCTCCGACATCGAGAAGTGTTCTCCGGAGGTCATAATGCGGTAAGAAGCAAAAAGCAAACGGATGCACTTCTCAACGAGGATGTCTCGAAGCTCTCTAATGCCGATATTGAGAAGGTCCTCACTTTTATCCGCACAAACGCCAAGACATTCCGCCAAAAGCTGCGTAAGCTGTACATGACGCAGCAGAAACGGCAAATCGATGTGAAAGCAACAATAGAGAAATCCGCACAATGCGACGGTGAGATTGCAAAGCTGTACTATAAGAAACCCGTAAAATCAAAAGCAAACATCGTAATGCTGGCGGATATTTCCGGGTCTTGCCGTACTATGACTTCTCTCGCTCTGACATATATGGGGTTAATGAGGGAAGTCTTTCCCGGCGGCTGCCACCTGTTCGTTTTTGTGAACCACTTGGTTCCTGTAGACCGCTATTTCTCAAACGAGAATGTCACAGCGGCAGTAGAGAGCATCAACAAGAATGTTCCCAGCCGGGGCATCTACTCAAACTACGGCGTTCCTCTAAAGGAACTGCGCTACGACAATACCGGCATCATCAACAAGGATACTACTATCGTCATGTTGGGAGACTGCCGAAACAACAAGAACTATTCCGGCGTGGAAGAGGTTGAATGGCTTTCTAAGCGGGCATCCAACTTCTTCGTTCTGAACCCCGACCCGTTGAACAAATGGGGGCAAGGGGACTCTATTGCCGACCTCTATGCCAAGAGTGGTGCGACGGTCTGCCGGGTGAGTTCAACGCAGGATTTGCTTACTTTTTTGGAGTTTGCAAGCCTCAGAAAGCAAGCCTAATACGCGACCACAATATATGGTGTATGTCGCAATTTGTTTACATTCCATACACTATATATTGTGGTTTTCGTATTGACTATCCGTACATATTGTGGTATAATGCTAATGTACTCAGGAAAGGCGCTACAAGCAAATCTCCTGAACATGCTCCTGTAGCTCAACTGGCAGAGCAACTGTCTTGTAATCAGTAGGTTGCAAGTTCGATTCTTGTCGGGAGCTTTTGGCAAGCCAGCCTGCATCTGGTTTGCACGGGCACTTCGGCAACATCTGAAGCGCCTTGCCACTCGTTAAGACGACCTCCACGCGGTGAGTGGTGGGCAGCGGGGTTAAAACCGTTGGCTGACGTCTTATAAGATTGAAAGTAATCGGCGGGTCGCAGGTTTAAGCCCTGTCGAGAGACCCCGCGCTACCAAGAAATTGGTGGCGCATCATGACACGGGGTGTAGCAATGGTAGCTTGCCAGTCCCATACGCTGGCGGTTGTGGGTTCAAGTCCCATCCCCGTACCCACGTCCTGACCGAGACGTAAAGCCGGTCAAATACCAACCCATGCAGCCACCTGTCTTGCGTCATGGGTTGGTCATATGGCTCGATAGTTCAACAGGTTAGAGCACCAGCCTGTCACGCTGGAAGTTGTCGGTTCGAGCCCGATTCGAGTCGCCATTGGGTGTAGTACAAGGGAATGCGTCAATCGCACGATAAGGCGTAGTAGTGGTAGTGCAGGTGCAACGCGTAAGCACGGACTATGGTGGTGCAACACCCTCTACCTCGTACACATCCATCGGTCAGATGTAAAATGACCGAAATATTCTGGTGTCGAATACGAAGGTTGTAATATACCGCCGGTTAATTCGCTCGTTGCGCACGAGAAAAGATGGTTCGACCCCATCCACCAGAGCCGCGACCCGCTGAGGTAGCCCTAACGGGTCGAAATCTAACAAGGAGGACAGTCCGATGCAGTAATTACCGCGTCCGAATGTCGGCATCAAAGAAAGGGACACGCCAATGCACTAAGTAACGTCCGCATAGACGCAACAGTGAAAGGGTCACTCCGATGATGTAAACCACCTTGTGGCGGGTAGCTACCGCCAACGCAAGCTAGTCCACATCTGGCTTGCATGGGTACGCCGGTCATTATCGACGTACCTTGCCGCTCATGAAGACAGCCTCCACGTGGCGAGCGGTGGGCAGCGGGGTTAAATTCGTTGGCTAATGTCTTATAAGATTGAAATGGCCCAGGTCATGGCTTAAAACCGACTTCCCCGTGTTGCAAAACGCCTTCGGGCGTTCCCTCCGGGGTACGGCGTCGGCGGACGCTCAACGAACCCCCTCAAGCAGCAGGGAATACGCGGAAGCTGCTTGCGCGGACTGGTCTACACAATCCGCGTTACTGCTCGGAAGACAACCTCCTCGTGGTGAGCAGTGGGCAACATCGTTGCGGTCAACAACCGCAACATGGCTAAGTCTTCAACTATCGGAATCGCATCACAACTCCCGGTGTGAGCGGTATCCAAAAGGTCAGGAAGCCGTGTGGGCGAGTGCTTCCTCTTGGGCTACGGTCCAGAAACAACAAATCTCGTCCCATCAAGCATGCAGACGTACGAGCATCCCCGTTAAGCCGGGGCGCAGCCAGACGCGACACAGCCGCCAAGGCGGGACTGCTGCACGGCAACTGGTAAGTATGCCGCAGTCCCAGACAAAGCCCACAGCAAGAGCCGCCCATGTACTTGGGCGGACAAATAGGGCTGCAAGAATCGAAGTTGACCAACGCTCAAGTGCTTTCCCGGATTCCCTTGCCCAGTCAGCATTGTGGATTCGCGGGATTGCTAGAGGGTGTAAAGATGATGTTCGGGGTTGACCACCTCCAAAACGAGCATCATGGCGGGGCTAAGTGAGGGTTCACCCGCAATTTTATGGAGTATTCGTATAACGGTTAATACCTCTGCCCTCCAAGCAGATGACGTCGGTTCGACCCCGATATACTCCTCCAATGTCCCTGCGCTGACAGCCTCCTTGTGGCAAGGGATGGACAACAGATGCTGCAGCATCTGGCTAATGTCTAGCACAAAGATTGAAATCAAACGGGCGGTGTCGGTTCAATTCCGATATATTGCCCCACGTCGCCGTCACCGTACACCACGACGTTAAACTGGTGAGCATGGTCCACTTGTGGTCCGCTGTCCGAATGCCAATGGACAGCCTATAAAAGAATAGGCAAACAGGTGCTGTGCCTGAGAGTATCCGAGAGTCCCGGTGTCAGTCGCGAATGAGACCGGAAAACAGCGGAGAGGGTACAATACAGAATCCGTCGGCGTGGCTGCCGAATGGTGCTGGAAGAAAAGGGTTGGCTGCCCTGATTGCGGGATGATAACCAGTATAAAACATCCTACCGTGCTTGGTTAGCTCAGCAGGTAGAGCGGCGCATTCGTAATGCGCAGGTCGGCAGTTCGAATCTGCCACTAAGCTCCACGGTCCGATTGGGTGACGCGCTCTTTGAGAATCCGCCCAAGAAGCTGTCAGCGGGGGCATGCACTTGCTGACGGTTGGCTAAGTCCTTACGGAAGTCGTCGTAGCCGGAACCGAACACGAATAGGCGACGTAAAGCCCCGCATGGCAGAGCGTTATCTGCTATAGCGCATGACAACTCTAACATAGAAGGGAGGTTGACTCCAATGGAGCAGGCAATTATCAATGTCGAAGGAACTTCAACTATCGAGACTGCAGCAGCAGCCAAAAAGCTGATTGAGACATTCGGGAGCCAGAACATCCGCGCCATCTCGGTTAAACGCGTGAACGAGAATAGCAACGAGGTCGTTGTTGAGCTCGATTTTGTATCTGGCTTAGCACCGCATCTGCATGGGTTTACAATGCGCGTCAACGGACTGACGGCGGGCTATGCTGGTACTGGTCCCTCAAACCTGTATGAGGTCCTGCAGGCGGCTGGCGTAAGCGAAACGCTGGTAACGCGTGAAGACATCACGCAGAAGGATGCCAAAACTATCCCGCTGCATCTGGAGCGCGAGGTCAAACAGTACGGCGGCTATCAGTACGCCTAAAGAAAGCATTCCCTATGTCGACAGCCTCTTTGGAGGTAGGGATGAACAATAGACAGCACGAGCGTCTAACAAAATGTCGAATTAAGATTGAAAATGGACTTGATTGCGTGTACTGTATCACGGTACACGAGTCATTTTCGTGTGGAGCCCTTTGGCGGGTGCATCCCGCCATCATGGGGATATAGCTCAGTTGGGAGAGCACCTGCTTTGCAAGCAGGGGGTCGAGGGTTCGAATCCCTTTATCTCCACCAACAGGGTCGCTTCGTTTTCTGCGATGGCCTACCCTGGGCTTGATTGTGTACTGTTTCGTACAGTACGAGTCATTATCGCGCGGAACTCCTATAACTATGACCACGAAGACGAACGCCTCGTCCGCGCCGCTTGGACAAGCGAATTACACGGGGCATCGTCAAGCCGAAAAAATGCAGTGTCGAGTGGCGAAATCGGCTGCGACATTGGCGAGGAGCACCACCCTCGTCAGTCTCCCTTGCTAACAACCTCCACGGGGTGGGAGATGGGCAACAGATGCCAATAACATCTGGCTAATAGTAAGCAATCAAAGCGCGGACCTCCTTTAAAAACCATGCCACGTGCATTACACATCTTGCCGCGCTCCGGTCGCTACGTCCCGGTAAAACAAGATATGCAACAAGCCGTAACAATCATACCGTGTGGCGAAACCGGCTGCGGTATGGGCGGGATAAGTTCCCGCCAGTTACTCAATCAAGACAACCTCTGCGCGGTGAGTGACAGGCAACGGATACAATGTATCCGGCAAATCGTCTTATAAACAAAATACATGGTTGGGTGTCCGAGTGGTCTATGGAACCGGTCTTGAAAACCGGCGATGCCGCAAGTGTCCGTGGGTTCAAATCCCACCCCTACCGCCATATCTGCCGGGCATTGTCCCGGCTTTCTTTGTTTGTTGGAGTCATAAAATGAGCACTACTATCACTTGCCTTGAGAAAATTGATATTCGCCGTGGAGACAAGAACGCAGATGATGCAAGGCTCTATCTCGTGAAATACCTGCATCAGTTCATTGACATGGTCGGTATCTTGTCGTTGGAAGTCTATGACTTTGCCATCGAAATCGAAGGCGACTTAATTTCGTGGTGCGAAGGCAAAATCGGTGGTTCAAAATCTCAGCCGGAAAAATTCGAGTGGGAAGAAGAAATCGTAAAGCATCGTGCCGTTGATGCCATTGACTGTATCTTGAATGATGTCGATGCAACTGTTATACTTTCCTATGAGGTTACCTATAACCCATATAAAGTCAAGTTTGGAAAGGAATACTGGAACTACATCTTGCAAGGGCTTTTCAGCAAAGAAATGGTCTTCCACGGGCTGCAGTACGATGATACTGCGAATGTTTCAATGCTGCACCTTGAGCACGGGGAATTCGCGGACGAACCCGCTCCTGTACCCAAAGAAAAGGTAGACGATATCCCTATCTGGCATTGCTGCCAGCTTGAGATAAGCTGGGATACAGAAGATGTATTCACAGCAGGGCAATTCACCCGATTGGAGAAAGCAATCGCCTCCGTTCGTGACTTATTCGTTGATAAAAATAACGATATAGCTGTCATCGAGGGCGACTCGCTCTTCATTTGCTCTCAAGTTATCATCCCAAAAGAAAGCGTTCCCAGATTTTGCAGCTTCTTGACCGTGCTATACAAAATTGCAAGAGAACACGGCAAAACGATATATGACAGAATGCAATTTGTCCCTTGGTATTTTCAAGAATTCGCCGTAATGTCTATTGATTTTGACAAGGGTATTGCGTTACCAACCTATTATAGATACTAAGACGGAGAAAATACTATGACCAAACAAGAACTCACCGAGATGGTCACAAAAGCCAAATTGTGGGCAATCGAAGCTCACGCCGGGCAGAAAGATAAAGCAGGGAAGGACTACTTTGAGGCACATATCTCTGTGGTCGCCAAGGGCGTTAAAGGAGACCCGGTAGCTGAAGCAGCCGCTTTCCTGCATGACACAGTGGAAGATACCACGCTTACGATGGAGGACATCCGAGCAGCCTTTCCAAAAGAGGTTGCTGATGCGGTAGAAGCCTTGACCCGCAAGAAAGGGATGTCTTACGCCGAATACCTTTGGCACATTCAGCAGAACCATACTGCTATCAAAGTAAAACTCTCTGACCTGCGCAACAACATGGATTTGAGCAGGCTACCACACGAACCGACCAAGAAAGACTTCGCACGAACGAAGAAGTATAGCCGAGCTTACGCAATGCTCAGTGGTATCCACGATACCCCTTATAGCATCTCTGAGGTAAACCCTTACGCACTTTACGACTACCTTCTCTCTACCGGCTGGAAGAAAGCAGAAAAGCAAAAGAAAAGCAGTGAAGTAGTCGTTCTGAGAGCGCCTGCTGATAGCCTTACTATTTCGGTTCCTATCGACATGACGCTTCCGGACTATGAGACGATGATGGGGGAAGCCGTGACCAGACTGTGCGTACACGAGGGCGCTCCGCGCCACGATGTTCTGGATACAATCATCCATTGGAAGCCGTTGCCGAAAGAACAGTAAGCAACCTCATAGACTTGCGTTTCTGTTGCTGCTCTTGTGGCTAAACTGTTAATTTCGCAGCTTAAACCACTATATATTGTGTTTTCGTATTGACTATTCCAACATGTTGTGGTATAATGATGATACTGAAACAACGAAAGGAAATCAGCCGATGTTCGCCACTATGTTGAACCAACAGAATAACTCACAAGGGCTGTGGAGCATAAATCTCCTCGGTCAAGTTGTGTTGTCTGTACAGGGTCATCATAGCGCAGTGGCTGCGGGTTAAAACCTGCACTGCATCGGAAGCTCCGTTTCATCCACGCTATGACTGCACCCTCAGACATAAAATGTCTGCCGGGTGCTTTTTATATGTTGGGTTGTCGCCAAGCGGTAAGGCACGGGACTTTGACTCCCGCATTTCGCGAGTTCGAATCTCGCCAATCCAATTTGACGATATATCGCCATACTTTTGCAACGATGTAAAGTCATCCATACCATACAACATCCGAAAAAGGAGGTGATTCTAATGGCTACCGCACGCAAAACTGCTGTTATCTATGTCGAGGTCGGCGCAGACAAGAAGCAGGTCAAACTGGAGGACATCCAGAAGGCGGTCAAGACTGTCGAAGGCACCAAGAATGCCTACGTCAACGCTGCCGACGCCGCAGTGTATTGTGTCGATGCTGACGGCAAGACCACGAAGGTCGAGCTGTAAAGCGTCTTTTCCCGTCGCCCGTTAAGCGGACGACTTCGTGGGAGTTTAGCTCAGCTGGGAGAGCATCTGCCTTACAAGCAGAGGGTCAGTGGTTCGAGCCCGCCAATTCCCACCAAAGGTTCCTGGCTCCATAGAAAAAGCCAGTGGTGGAGCTGATGGGTTAATACCATCACAAAACAGTGCATGTGCTGCCAATCACATGCCTTTCATGGGCCCGTAATGGTTTTCGACAGGGTATGGAAGATTTCATGTCGCGGGTATGGTTCCGCCTCAAGGACCACCTTAAAAAGTAACTGACAACAATCGTTACGCTTCTCCTATCGCTGCTTAATTAAGCAGACGGAGACCAAAACAACGCACCATCTCGCGGGTAAGCGTGTGAGGTTCAAAGGTACGCAAGATATGTACGGCGCAGAATAAAACCGGAACCGTCTGAAGTCTAAGTACACCGAGACGCAAATCATGGTGAGCGTGGTCATCTGTCCGCTGCAAAAGGTTCGTCGCACGACCAGACAAACAGTCAAAAGTTGTCAATCATGTGACTATCGCGTAAGTAATCATGGAAACGGATATATTTTGGACACGAGTTCGAATCTCGTCGGGTCCACCAGAATATAACGCATCTGCGTTATATACAGGCGGTGCAAAAGCCGCCATCATGCTCCCGTAGCTCAGTTGGTTAGAGCATCTGACTGTTAATCAGAGGGTCGTCCGTTCAAGCCGGACCGGAAGCGCCATAAGGGCTGTTTGTTCAACGGTTAGAACTCTTGGCTCATAACCGAGGCACGCGGGTTCGACCCCTGCACAGCCCACCAAATCGCGTTGCTACGCTATTTTTTACGCAACAGCCGTCCGGCAGTACGTCAACTGCCATCATATGCTCCCGTGGTGGAATTGGCAGACACGGTGCGCTCAAACCGCACTTTATTGAGGGTTCAAATCCCTCTGGGAGTACCATGTCCAGCAGTGCGATAACTGCTAATCTGTGGGTTGTTAGCTCAGTCGGTAGAGCAGCGGACTGTTAATCCGCGTGTCGCAGGTTCAAGCCCTGTACAACCCGCCATATGTCCAAGTGGCGGAATGGCATACGCGCTGGTCTAAGGAGCCGGTTTTTGTGAACTCAGCTTCCACTTCGGACAGTCGCTCATGATTGCAGCCTCCACGTGGCGAGCGACGGGCAACAATCAGTGTAAAGCTGGTTGGCTAATGCTAAAGATTGAAACGAATCCTTCAGCAAGCGCCACAGTAAAGCCTGTACTTCATAAGGTACAGGCTTACATTTTGTTATATAGAGGAAGAAAAACAATGAGTAAGCATCTACTGGGTCCAGACCGCGTCCTGCACGAAGGTGCTGGCTATCGCAGCAAGTACACGGCTAGAATCCAAAAGCCTCCGGTCGGTAGCAGAGAGAATCCGTCCAATCCGAAACAAGAGGGTGTAGATGCTGTGTACATCCCAGATACCGCCAAATGGTGTAGCAAAAAGTAAACCACAAGTTGATTGACCAACGCTATAAAAGTGGTATAATGTAATCAGAACGAAACGAAAGGAGACAACCAAAGATGCTGTGCAAGACTGTTAATGCTGTGTCGTTTGCTGAGTATAGTTATGAATCTGAATTCGAGTCCTACGAATCCAGCTTTATTTCCCATACTCCTCGACAGGCAAAAACAGACAATGTACAGATGCGGTGCGTCTCTAAACGATAACTGCATTTTCACACGCTGCTTGTCGAGTCATTTCGGCAGGCAGCGTTTTTTGTTGCCTGCAATATAGAAAGGCAGCAAGAAAATGAACGTTCCAACAATCGATATCCAGCAAACAGGTGCCAATATCAAGGCACTGCGAAAAGCAGCAGGCATCAAGGTCAAGGATGTGGCAGACACGCTCGGTGTATCCACACAGGCAGTCGCCAAATGGCAGGCAGGCACTGCACTTCCTACCATCGACAACCTTGTGATTCTCGCCGCGATGCTCGATACGAAAATTGATGACATCCTTGTCATCGCATAAACCCTCGCCGCAGGATTGCGGCTATATGGCCGAATAGACGAATTGGTTAAGTCGCAAGCCTTTCACGCTTGAGAGTATGGGTTCAAGCCCCATTTCGGTCACCATCTGCTTCTGTAGCTCAGTTGGTAGAGCAGTAGGTTGAAGCCCTATGTGTCGCTGGTTCGATTCCAGCCGGGAGCACCACGAGGCTTAATGCCTCCTTATATGTGCCGGTATGCAAGTGGTTAAAGTACGCGGTCTGTAAAACCGTTCCGTTACGGTTCGCTGGTTCGAATCCAGCCCGGCACACCATAAGGCCCCTTCGACAAGTTGGTCTAAGTCACCACACTCTCAATGTGGAGTCAGCAGTTCGAGTCTGCTAGGGGTCACCAACATCGCACCTGTGTTAAAAGGTGCATCATGCAGAGGTCGCCTAACGGTAGGGCAACGGACCGCTAATCCGTCGCGAGGCAAAACGGCACTCACTACGAAGTGCCAATCAAACCCTCGCCTGCGAGTTCGAATCTCGCTCTCTGCGCCATATGCATGTGTGTCCGAGTGGCTGATGGAACTGGTCCAGAAAACCAGCGGTCAGAAATGGCCCGTAGGTTCGAATCCTACCACATGCGCCACGCGAAGTCTCCAAAGTCTGCGATTATTCGTGGATTTTGGAGACTTTTTCTTGTTTGATGCCACGATTCGTGGTATAATGGCAACAGAAAACCGCAAATAATGGAGTGTCAGAAAATGCAAAAATACGATTTCATGACGAAGCAATATACCCCGTACACACCGCCTCAGAACGGACGCTATGACATCATGGTTTATAGCAATGAAGAGTTAAATTGCGCCGCGTGCGGGCGTATCATCAACGGGTACAACGCATACACATCGGCAGCCATCCAGAACGATATTGGCATAGGCTATCTAATTTGCAAGAACTGCTACGACCATGAGCTCAAAGTCAGAAAAGCTGTAAAGTAAAAATTCAACAAACCCACCATCTCCTACGAACAGTATTTTACTGAAAAGCGTAGGAGATTATTGTTTTTTGTGGTATAATGAGCAAAATAGGCAAAACGCTTTATCAAAGGACACATAACCATGCCGAAAGTAAACAGAAACAAACAACACACAGATTTCAGTTTGCTTCTTTCTGAACTGCAGGAAAAAGATAAAGATACAGGAAATGCCACACTTACCAGTAGCACTAAAGCATTTCCTACTTCAAACGAAATTAGCCGAAATCGAAATACCGCACTCAGTAACCCAGAAATTCAATTCGCTATTGTCACAAGCGGAAAGAAGCAAACATTACACGACAAGACTTGCAAACAATTGAGAGGAATAGCAGATGAAAAAATAAAATTCATTAAAGCATTCCCACAACAGAAATATTCTATATGCAATGTCTGTCACTTACTTATCTGTCTTCGAATAGGAGCAAAGGATAAAAATAAAGGTAAGGAATACAAAACATTCTTCAAAAAAGCAAATGCAACAAATGACCTGATATTCAAGACATACATCGATTATAAACTTCAGACGAGAATCCAAAATGAATCAACCATTATTGTCTGGAGCAAAGAAGATACTTGGAAAATCGAAATAACAAGCCAATACGGGGATGTCATCCTCTGGCACAATAACTACTACATTGCAAAAGATGGCAAACGAAAGACATTACCAGAATTTCACAATCAATTCCCAAACGAACCCGGACTAAAATTTTCTAAAGCAATCAATTGTATTGCAAAGTATTCTCCCTCATACCATATTGAACAAAAAGAATTGGAAAAAATAGAGCCAAGCATACTCATAGTAATCCATCACCTAAAGCAAGAAGAAAAGCAGCGGTCCACAATAATCGGAGCTTTTCTTTACAGAATTAAGCTGACACTCTACACCAATGGGTATCATAGCCACTCAAAGCTAAAACAAACCATACAAGAATTTCATATCGTAAGAACACCAAATGAAACACCGAACGAAAATGGTCGCTATTGTATTGTTTACAAGTCAAACACTGTGTATGCTTATAATATAGGTGTATTTGACACACAAAAACAATCATTTACAAAATCTTACAGCAAGGACTTGATAACAAACATTGCAAATGTCGTAGCTTGGAAAAAGCTGTAGTATAAGTCGCTTCTACTTAGTATGCGGCTTTTTCTTTGCCAAAATATATGTACAATCTGTTACTATCTGCTTATCTATGTTGTAAAAATTGCAATTTTATGGTATAATAAGAATTAGCAAAAAGAAAGGATTTTGCCGTATGTACATTGATTTCACAAACAAGCAGTATTGTTTGATTCTCCACATCTTGGCAGTTATGAAGTCGTTCTACAACAACGACTTTCACTCTATCTGCAAAGAAGTAGGGAAAGCATATGGCGTGGATGAAGATTCCATTATGAAGGCTTGTGCCACATTGACTGCTGTTAATGTGACAGCACCCGTCAAGAAGGCATATGACACCATTAGCTATGTTCTTGCTGCCATCGCGAATAGCGCAGAAGAATTGAACGGTGATGATACTTATAAGTACAGAGTCGATTTGGATGCTCCTTGCTGGAATGCTGTAGCCGATGCTCTTGATGTTTACTCCCGTATTCTGATGGGGCAATTTGGCATTATCTATGAGACACTTGATATTTCCGGCGATGATAAGCATCACTTACAGGCATATCACGATGCCCGCTGGAGTGGGGTAGGTGTCATTGAAGCCCGTGACCTTCTGATTCCTCAGCTAAAAAAGATGAGGGTGGGCTGGAATGGGAACTTCGGTATTTCCAATTCCGAGCTTGCCTATAACAGCAAACTGTCTTATGAAGTCCTTAAAGCAATCCGTTTTGCCACTGAAAAGAGAGACAGCTCTGTTCTGAAAGTCACAGACGAGCCGTTGCCAAGAGTCGAAGGTGAGTGGCAAATCACGACGCTCTAAAAAATAATTGGAGGTGCTTTTCTGAAATGGGTGAACATATCATTTCGTTTCTTGACATCTGCGCTATGCAGGGTCAACTCGTTCTGGCAGAAGCACCGTCCATCCCGGCTATCAACGATAAGATGGTGTACTGTACTGGCGCTCGCAAGCACGGCGATGACCGCTATATCATCCTCGACGGGGAAGAGTACAGCCAAATTCACTTTGTCGACGGAACCATCAAGCTATATTGGCACTGAGAGGCAGCACCATTGAAGTCTGGAAACCTGCAGAATAAAGGAGAACCACATGAAGGCAAACTACAAAGTCATCAACAACAAGCAGGTACAACTGCGCAAGGTCATCGAGGGATTCAAGCCCGATGATGTAGCGTCAGTCATTCTCTTCCGCTACAATGTCATGCAAGCATTAACCAGCCTCAATGATGACTGTACCGATTTTGAAGAAGCGGATATGAAAGAAACTGCGACTGACCTCACGGAGTTCTTTGAGGATGCTGTAAACGAAGCTATCGATTCTTTTATCGACGAGGATAAAAGACCGAATATCAATTTTAATGGCACGGCAGACGAATTTCGCGAAGAACTCAACAACCTCGTTGTTGTCCTCCTCAGTAAGAACTTTGAGCATGAGTTCATTGAGTTCTCTGAGGCTACCGGTATTAGCCGTGTACAATATGAGGCATTCGCCGCGAAATTCATGGCAGAAGCAAACACAGATAAACACTAACATGAGGGGGGTACTTTCATTGACCACGCTGGAAAACGCACTCAAAATCAACAATGGAAAAGCAGTTCTTTTGAGCATCAAGAAAGAATGGCTCAGTAAAATCATGGCGGGCGAAAAGGTCATGGAAGTCCGCAAATCTATGCCGTGGGAAATCAGCCACCCGTTTGTTGTCTTTTGCTATGAGACGAAAAGCAATGGCGGAGCAGGAAAAGTTGCAGCAGCATTTATCTGCGATGATATCGACAGTCTTAACTGCCTGCAGAGCCTTGCGGTGTTTGACGACACGGAGCTGCCAAAAGAAACAGAAAAATTCGTAAACGAAAGCTGTCTGATGTTCAAGGAGTTGTTCGATTACGGAAAAAATGTCGGCGCTCTTTACGGCTGGCATGTGGCAAGCACGCAGCCTCTCGATAAGAAGCTCTCTGATTTTGGGTTGAAGCGCCCACCGCAGTCTTGGCAATATGTTCGTATCAGCATATAAAGCATCTCATGGGCAGGAAACTGCCCATATTTTTTTGAGATATTGCCATAAATTACAATGTAAAGTATAATAGCATTGTGAGGTGTACTATGACTGTTAATGACATCATCCGTGAATCAAATACGATAAAACTATCCGACTTTGTTTGTCTTACAAGCATACAAACGCAAGAAGACATCAAAAAACTGACCGAGCAAGGATACGATGTAGGATATACCCAATCCGAATGGGAAAAAGAGTATTCTCTTCCCGCAAACAAAATCTTTTATGCCAAGTCTATGTATTCTTCTGTTTACTATGTAGACTATAATAATACGTCTTACCCTCTTATTTTCCCTCTACAAATTTTTGGTAAGCAGCGCCTATCTCCCATTCCGAACGAAACAAACGAAGAATTCTGTGAATCCATTCGAAAACGCGTTGTAACATTCTCCAATTTGCACGATAGTGCTCTTGCTACATACTTCCACAATCTCGGTGGCTATCTTGCCATTGATGCACTACAAGAATATGTTCGTCGGAACGAACCATCCGCTGAAATGTTCAATGTTTTCTTCTCAGTCTATGAGGTGACTGACTTTGGCTGTGGTCGTTTTACCAACGAAGAGATGAAAAAGGTTATCTCCGGTATGGATGATACTGCTAAGACGAAACGCAGTAAAATTCTCCGAAAGCTGCCTGACGAAGTGACAATTTACCGTGGAGAAGCAGAAGCCAGCACTCCCTATACGACATCCTTCTCTTGGACAACCAACCCACGCATTGCCTATTTCTTTGCTTGCCGGTATTCTAACGGCTTCGCCAGAGTGATTACCGGAAAAGTAAAGAAAGATGACATCTTATACACTCCAAACCGCTCCAATGAAAAAGAGGTTCTCGTGTTTCCAGAGAAAGTATATGACATTTCTATTGAAGAGCAGTTTTCTCCTCAAGATGTCGTACCATCTATTACAGAGGAAGACCTTGACCTGTATTATCAGTGGCGAAGTAAGGTAAACGCGCTCTACTGCTTACCTACATCCAGTGAGCACGATGCTCTTCACACGATTCGTGTCCTCCTATTGGCAATCTTCATTGTTCAAGAAGAATGTATCGAACTGGACGATGACGCAATGCATCAGTTGTTGGAAGCTATCACCTATCACGACATTGGCAGAAAAAATGACAGTGAAGACCCAAAGCATGGCGAAGATAGCGTAAAAATCTACAAACTGAATCACACAGACCCTACCGTGGAGTTTCTCATTCAATATCATTGCATCAATGATAAGAAGGCATTAAAAATTCTTGAAAGCAACAAAACAATTGAAAACAAGGAAAACGCATTGACGCTCTACAAAATCATGAAAGATGCCGATGCACTTGACCGCGTTCGTTTTGGGCTCATGGACTTGGACGAAAGGTACTTGCGCTTTAACGCAAGCAAACAGCTTGTCCTTACCGCAAAGGTTTGCTTGGAATCTATCACCGATGGCAAATGAAGCGTAGCTGCTTCCTGTGGCAGGGAAGCGTAGCTAAATGAGGCTCATTGCCGCGTAGCCAGCAACAAATTATGAACATTTCTTGTCTTTTTGCGTTTCATCCTTTCTTTTTGTTGAAATTTGTGGTATAATGACAATGAAAAATAAAAATACAATTTCTTCAAATAGGAAGTGATTTTATGAAAACGACTTCAACCAAACATAGAACACGTATGACAAGACAAAAATTGGCAGAAGAGCGCAAATTACAAGAAAAAGCAAAAAATGTTCTAATCGTTCTTATCATCCTCGCACTTTTAGCTATCGCATTTTATTTTACCATTTGGCCTATTGTCGCCGAAAAAGTTATCGAAGTTGTCGAGACCGTCCTTGGAACAATCATTGCTTTTGGTGCAATTGTAATTGCATTTGGCGGAATTGCTTTTCTTGGTTACTTGTTTACTTATCGCCATTCGTAAATAAGACTTGCATCTCCGTGCGAACTGGGTAAACTAAATAATGTATAATAGATAACATATCGTTACCCCCTACAGACGATTTACAATCTGTTATACAACTGTGAGCAGACTCTCATTTCGAGGGTCTGCTCTTTTTTGTTTTATTCCAGATTTCAAGGAGATGAAAAAATTGACTGCTACATTCACAAAGTACGCCAAGGCGGCAGAAGATTGCCGGTACAAAAACGACTTTCAGTACGACCTTCGTCAATGCGATAAAGCCCTGCACATGGACGGTCCAATGCGAATCGAAGCACAGTGCTGGATGAATCTGTTCGACCAACTCGAAGAAGGAGACATCAAAGCATATGTTCAGAGCAACTACCGCCCCGGAGCCCTCGACCCATTTCGCAAAAAGTAAGGTGACTTTATGAGCCTTTACCATTTGATGGCGGATATCGGGGCTGTTCCTTCCAAAGTGATACCAAAAATTCCGGCAAATGCAATGAAAGAAGAGGACCAAAGCATCCCGCGCATCTGCGTTAGCCGGTCTCTTGATGAATGCTTAACCGGCATCACCGTAACCGGCATCACTTTCCCATTTTTGCTCGAAGAATTGAGAACTTCTCATACAAAGCAAATCTGGGACAAACAATATCAATTTCCTTTCATCGTAAGAACCTATTGTGCCGAGAATAACAACTCGGCATTTTTTGATGAAAAGAAAGTTTCCAAATATGTTTGGGATGCAAATTTTACGGGTGAATGCTGGCTGACAGAATACAGGGAGCCAATCTCAACGAAAAAGCGCTGGTTGGTCAACGCTGACATTGAGAATCGACACATTATCCGCAATAATGAAAGCTGGCGATACCCGATTATCCATAATTCTGTCTGGTCAAATGTACCTACTTACCTCAATCCCGAATTTCAAGATAAACTTCTGCAGATGACCAAGATTTGGTTGGAGCAGAATTAACACACATTTTTTGGAGGTGTGTCATGAATAACAACACTACTGTATCACCGGCAGAATATTTTGCCGAGGTCAAAAGCCGTAAACAGGTCATGACGGAAGCAGGACTGTCTAAGCTCTATGAGAACTGCTTGACCCTGCTGGACGAATACCAGCGGTCCGGACAGATAGCAGCTCAGAAAAAGCTCCTGTTCCATATTGATAACATTACCCGTGAGAAAAAGCTTCTCGATGTTGGTATCGATACATTCGTTTACAAAAGCGATATCGATGACTTCATTCACATGGTCGATAATAAGGTCGTCAAAATTGTGGAGCTCGAAAACTACCAGCGTCGTATTCCGCCGGAAATCATTGCCCGCATTGAAAAATGCAAAGGCATCTTCGACAAGATGTATGTTGTCTTTACAGACTACACGCACAGGGAAGAACGCCGCGTAGAAGCTGTCAAGCGCGAGAAAGACCCGATTCTCTTTGGCACATTTCAGGATGCTGCGACCCGCACGATTGTGGAGCGCTTCTACTTTATCGGCGATTGGGTTGATGAATATTGTGACCTGACGCTCGATAAGATGGTCGCAACAGTGCAGGAAAAAGCCAACCGGGATATTATCAAGAAGTTCTCCACGCCGGAAAGTCTGCAGGAACTGAGCGACCAGCTCAGCAATCTTGACGACTCCATGAACGGGCTTTATCGTCAACGCGAGAAAAAACCTGCTCCGAAGAAGGGGTTCTTTGCACGCGTCCGCACAGCATTCAAGGCGTTGAAAGGGGACATCTAACCGATGGCTGAAGTAGACTTGACAGAGGACAAAAGCTATTCTAACCTCATGTCCTTGCCTCGCAGCAAGAATGTACTTTTCAGAGCGTTCTATGAAACAGATATTCCTTGGAACTTTAACACCCCTTATATACTTCCACGAATTGCTCACTCGGATAAGGATTTGGAGACTCCTCCTCTGATTTTTACGGGTGATGCTGAGACTGTAAACTTTATGCGAGAAGTCGTAGAAGTGGAAGAAGGGGTACGTTGTGATTGTTGTGGAAAGCTCATCACAACTCCTTTATGGGATATGCCGGTAGGTGGTCTTTGTTCTGAATGTGAACAGCGACTGGACGAGACAGTCTATGGCAAATTTAACGCTCCATGGCAAAAGGTCGAGCAACAGAAAGCAGAGCGTCCTGTTCCGTGGTGGTACGATATCTGAGAATTTAATATTGCACTTTCTTGCGAGTTGCGTAGAATGGGAGTTGTACGATAGATAACATTCTACTTTTCCGAAGCATTTCGGACGTACAGCTTTTCACAATTCTGCATTTATTAAAGGCAGACTCACCGTTATGGTGGGCCTGCCTTTTTTGTTTGCAGAAATCCGCCATCCACCCATTTCAACAGCGACTGATAAGGAGGTCTGCTATGTCTATTTCCAAGCTTTTTGCTCCGAAAAACACTCGTTTTGCGATTTATGCCGGTAACCCAGGTTTTTCCGGCATGACCATCTGCTCCGATTTCATCGGGTATGTGGATGCCCCGACGCTCGGCGACGCCTATGAGGCGGCGCATCGGTATCTTGCCAACAGTGGCTATACCGGCATCGTGGTACGCGAAGCGTAAAGCCTTTTCGAACAAAATCAGCCGTCACAACCCGTCCGGCATTGTCGGACGGGAATTTTTGTCAAGACAGGAGTATCACACCAATGGAAAACAAGAAGAAGATTTTCATCGCCTACACCGCGTTTGTCCTCAGTGTTCTCACCATCATAGGCTGTATCGTCTGGTTTTTCTCGGTTCCTACTTACGCAGCACCGATTGAGCCGACCGAGTCTGTGGAAGAAATCGAGTACATCACGCCTTTGGAAACCGAGCTCCGTGAGCCGAACGCTCCGTCTCACAATGCACCGTTTCTTCCTGCCATCGAAGCGGAAGAGCCTGATGCACAAGTTGAGACAGCGGAAACGGCTGTTGAGAACGAATCGGTTGTCACAGAAGAATCAGAAGATGCCGTACCGCAGAATCTCTCCGAAAATGAGCTTTCCATCTATACCGCATTACGCAATGCAGGTCTCTCTAAAGCCGGTACTGCTGCGGTAATGGGTTGCATGTCAATGGAGAGCGGTCTTCGCACTACGGCAGAAAATCCAAATGACGGCGGATATGGGCTCCTGCAGTGGACCTACAGCCGCAAATCCGACCTCTTCAACTGGTGCTATGCAGCAGGACTTGATGCCACTTCTGCAGAAGGACAAGTTGCGTTTCTGGTGTATGAGCTTCAGAGCAAATACAGCATGAATGCCAGATATTCGTATCCGGTATATGAAACGCTTGTTTGCAGCAACAGTGTAGAAGATAGTTTGACAATGTTCTTTTCCCACATGGAAGCAGGAGTCAATGTACCGATTTCTGCTTCTAAAGTGTACTGCGCCAACCTAACGACACTCGACCTCTATCGAGAGCGACTGAACGCAGCGTACAAATACTTCTAACAAAGAAAGGATGTATCACACAATGGCAAAGAGTGCCTATTTGTCCCGCAAACTGCTCAATCAGCTCGCCGCTATTGAAGCAGACAGTGATGACATGATGCTGACTCACGACCTTCACAACATTGCCATCAATGGCAAGAAAGTGGGGTGTTCTGGTCATATTGCAAACCTCTTGAATGGAAAGTGCGTCTATGTCAATACCGAAAAAGCCATTTATCAGCCTCTGTCCGACAAAAACTTGGTTCGCTATGCTGCCGACATGAAGGATTGCTCCTCCATTGGTCTTGGCGTCATGGGACGCAACCAGTTTGTAACGGATGATGCTCTCGTACAAAAAATCATTGATATGCTCCACTAAGGAGCAGAAGGGAAAATACCATGAATAAGATAATCAATACCATTGTTAAGTTCCTCACCACATTTTTCGTTCTGACTATCCTTATGAGCATCAGTGCTTTGGCGCAGGATTTCAATGTCACCAATGTTGTGACGCTCTTCCTGAGTATTTACGCGCTGAACAAATGCTGTGGCATTCTGCTCAAGATGGTCAAGCCTTCTAAGCACAAGGAGGTCAAGCGTCGTGTATAAGAACTTCAAAGACATGGACGCGGAAACGCTCCACAAGATGTCTTGGGAGGTCGTTGAGGTCTTTGACAGCTACCTCTCCGGTCTTGGCGTTATGATTCCGTGTGATGATTTCAGTGAACAGAAGGAACGTGAAGAGGAAAACAGCGATGCTGCTCTTTACGGGACGGAATACTGGAATCTCGTTGACGGAATCGAGATGTGGTTCACATTATATCCGCTTCTGACGCAGGTTTATCCGAAACGCTTTATGGCTGCCTTCGATACCCTTTTGGACTCAAAAGGAATGAGCCGCTATAAGCCGCAAGGCAAGCAGCGCAAAACCATGAAAAGCAAAATCGATAAACTTTTGAAAGAAGAGGAGGATGCCGCATGAAAGGCTGGAACAGTTCTAAGCACCCCATTTTCACCGCAAACCAGATGCCTGCACCTGTCAAATGGAATCCCATGAGCGAAGACTGGAAGGCTTGGCTCGGCGAGAATCAAGTCTACCACGGCACATCTGGCTTCTCCAAAGAAGTCTTAGAGACAATGAAGAAACTGCATGACCATATTCTTACCTTCGGTGGAGATGAAGTCTGCATGACCACTTATGACGAGGACGCGCAAAAAATTCTCGACCGTGGTCAGTTCTTCTATGGCAGCAGCTACATGCGAAAAGGAGAACCGTGTCAGTGCCATTGCAATTCCGCTAATCTTTGGGATGCCAACAGAGGTCGCTGCTTCATTGCAACGGGCTATGCTCTCTCCGAAGATGGGCTTTGGCGCTCTCATTCGTGGGTCGTTCAGCCTATGCCACGCACCCTACGCGTGTGGGAAACCACCGTCAAGCGCGTCGCATATTTTGGCGTAGTTCTGACTGAGGAAGAGTGTGACCGATTCTATCGAGACAACGGCTAAAAATCAAAAAAGCGAGGTAACCATAATGAAAGATATCAGTATTTCTGCTATTGCAGATACATTGGACCGCTTTCGTCTGATGGACGACCCCTATGAGTGGCACGATAACGAAGGCGTGGAAAGCACGAAGGATATTGCCGAACATCTGTTCGATAACGAATATCGCAGCGCCGTCGTTCGTGAGCTGGAAGAAAGGCTAATGTTCTACTCCTCGAATCCTGACCTGAATGGCACAGACGAAACCGGCAAAACCATGACAGAACAGTGCAGATTCATTTTGGACGGTCTTTCTACCGTTTTTGGTGAAAAAGCATAAACAAGGAGAAATCTAAATGAGTGAACGGCTTAATTTTTCCATAGACGGTGAGTTTCTCACCAATGTTGCCCGCGACTGGTTCTGGAACATGAACAAGCCGTATAAAAAGTGTGAAGAATTGTTATTCTCCTGCATGGAAGGCGGCGACAAAGAAGAAAAGCGCCGTGTCTGTCAAGACATCATTGAAGGGCGTAAGAAGCTCGTTGGTATCAATGAGTTCGAGCTTGTCGATGACAACACAAAGGTGCGCCCTTTGGGTCAAAAGGTCGAAGAACTTCAGCGCAAGATGCTGGTCAGTCAGATTCGTGAGGATATGATTGTGCATCCACTCAAGTACATCGACCGTTTCGCTATGTCATTCGATTATGATACGCTTTGTAAGGATGTAGAGCGTCATTATATCGATTATAGCTATGACAGCATCAAGGACTATGTTATTGGCGATGCGGGTTACACCGATGCCTTTAACAATGGTGCGTGGCTGCTCAACCGTCCTGACCTTGTGGCAGAATTCAACGGCGAACCGCTATCCGAACAAGAGTCTGCTCCTGATTTCTATAAGACCGGTTTTTGGGCAAAACTCTCGAACTGGATTGATGAGAATATGAAGGGGTCTTCTGTTGAGCGCCGTCAGCATCTTTACAGCCGTTATATCAATGATATGCCCATCAAGCATAGCCTGACCGAATACGGGCTAATTGCTCCTGATGGCACTTGGTATGCTTGTGAGTTTGGTGAGCACGCAGCTCTTGCCGGTCGTATCATTATGCGCAATCGTGAAGCGTTCGGTCTTTCTGACCATGAAGTTCTCGATATGGCGTATGACTGGAGCGGCAAGGGTCTCGACTACCTGTACAAGCGCGGCTGGATTGCAATTCGAAATCCTTCGATGGGCAATACATTCCTCGATATGGATGAGACTCGCACCGCAACCAAAGCGCAAGTCAACACCATTTTCGATTACATCAACAAATACCACCGCTATGACATGAATGTTTCTAAGGTCATGGCGGACTAATAGGGAGGAGTCCCCATGAAAAACGAAAATAACAATGTCGCGATTTGCGATTGCCTCAAGGCAGTCGTAAAGGATACCGTCAAGCACTACGCACGAGATTACAAAATCGATGAAGCGCGTATCAAGCAGGCAGCAAAGGAAGTTGCAAAGACCGGCAAGCCTCAGACATTTCTCTGGTTTGCCCGCGAATGCGGCACCTACATGGGTCGTGAATCCGAGGTAATCAAGAGAAACACCCCGGCGTACATGGCTTACAAATACTACAACGAGCAGGAGACTTCCGAGTCAAAAACCATCAAGGCATACCTCGTGACTGTCACGGGTATTGATGGCAAAACTCCCATCGGAACTGCCTGCCCGCTGAATTATGCAAAGGAATGCGACCGCATCCGCCGTCTGGCTGTCCCTGCCAACAATATGGCTATCGACTATGCCAAGGGTACGGTGACGCAGCCTGTCGGCACCTACGTCCTGTCGGAATACCCGAAGCTCGGTTCTATCCAGCAGGTCCGCTATCTGGCTGACGACGATGCCTCTCTGGAGCGTGCCATTGACATGCTCCATACCGCACGGGAAAAGAGAGGTGCTCGCTGATGGATGTCATGGTCGAAATGACGCACGATGAAGTGCAGAACAATTTGTGCTACGCACTGATTTGTGAGACGATGGAAGGCTCTCGCTGGAACAGCGGTCGTCGTCGCAGGCTGTACAGCCAGACGTTTACCCGCAGCGAACAGCAGCGTATTTCTCACATCAAATCTACCGCCCACAAGTGGTATCTGGTATCCGGCGTACCTGACAAGGTTCGCATGAGCTACGACAACTACTTGCTTTGGCAGCGTCTTGCAGCATTCTGCGCCGAAATCTAATCTTATCTGCCGTCATCCTTTTGGATGGCGGCATTTTTTTGTTGCACGAATGTGCGAATCGCATAAAATGGGAAATGTACGATAGATAACAGTTATCGAAAAGGCATCCTGCCCTTCGCACACTTAACATTACGCTTTAGGCGGACTTCCCAATTTGGGCAGTTCGCCTTTTTGCGTATAAACAGAAAGGAAGTATTCCTTATGAACAAAGACGAAGCAACAATCAAGATTAACCCCATCGATGACATTCAGTTCGTGCTGGAAGATTCCGGCTGCCACAATGAAGAAATCGAGGCCATGAAAACTGCCGGAACTTACGACGCTTTCATCCACAAAGTCTACAATGCCATCGACTGGTCTAACCTGTTTGAACGGATGACCCAGATGGAAAACGAAACGATTGCCAACGCTATCGATGAGGTTCGCAGTGCGCTTGCCGAGAGGAAGGATGTCGAGTGATGTTCAAAGAGTATGTTCGTCAAGACGAGTACATCATCACTGCCATTATCTTTGTCCGCAAGCTGCTGGATACTAAAGTCATCACTTTCAAGCTCTCTGATTCTCTTATTGTAGGGCTTGAAGGACTTGATGAAGATGGTGGACGCATCGTCTGTATTATGGTCAACGGCAAAGTCAATTACGCCTTGTCGGAGGCATTCAGCATGAAACGAGCCACAGACCTCAACCATTTGAAAGACTATAACCTGAAGCAGGAAGCTCCGCCGCATGTCTATGTAGCTGGCTACTGTGACACAGATACTTTCGAGTGGAAGATAGTCAAAGACCCTTATACAGACCTTCCCGGCGTTTCTCTCATTAAGACCGCTCTGGATGCGTCTCTCAAGAACGCATTTCTCTATAGGCTCAACGAACTCGGCTACGCTTGCATCGTAACGGATTCCGACTATCTCGGCAATGACTGCACACCTATCGGGAATGTGAAGCTGAGCACGGAAGAAATTCGCGACATCCAAAAATCGCTGCAAAACGGCGATTACATCTACTAATGAATGAGAGACCACCTATTTTCGTAAAGAATCCCACCAAAAAAAATAAATACCCACCAAAAAGAAGGAGATGTAAACCATGAACCTTTTTATCAAAGATGAATATGGTCACATTATGACTATCTCGCCCGAAGAGCTGAAAGAGAAGCTCGGTATCACATTTGACATCGTTGCACTTGGTATCGAAGTGAACAACGGGGGAACTACCATCAAAGCTCAGTCTTACCCCAAGTGGAATTACAGCAATGGAAACCCGCCTATTGACATCTGCGTGGCTGCCAAAAGCGATGAGATGCAGGTTGCTTCGCTGACGCTCCCGACTCCCGATGTTCCCGCTCCTTTCATCTGTCTCTATGATGAGCAGGGTGAGGACGAAACAGAATGGTATGCCGGTGCCAGCCTTGCGCCTCGCAAAGAAAACGATACGACTCCTCATGTGGTGTTCGTTGACAGGAACTATGGCAAAATGGTTCCCGAAACGGATATCTTCGAAAACCGCTCGGAAATCAGCACACTTTCCTGCGCTACCAACAAGCAGCTCTTTGACTTCAAAGTTGCCGCAGCTCAAGAATAACATCTGACTATGCGGTCACCCTTTCGAGGGTGGTCGCTTTTTTTGTTGCACATTTGTGCGAGTTGCGTACACTTTTAGATAGGGGAGGTGTACCCATTTGAAAATTCTTCGTACACAACAAGCCGCTTCGGAACCGTCTTTGAAAGATGCTTTGCCGCTTGGTACTGTTCTTTCTGTTCGGGAACAGCCGGAGCAGAAATATATGATTATCGGATATGCAACTAACAACAGCCCGTTTGCGTACTATGCCGTTCCTTGGCCGCAAGGATTCATTGGCGAGGAGAGCTTATTCCTTGTCGAACGCTATGAAATCACTGCAATCAATGGACGCGGTATTTACAATACGGAATCAACATTGTTTTTGCAAGCGCTGGATACTGTTTTGAAGGGAGGAGCCACTAATGACAGTCAAAGAACTGAAACGAATGCTTGAGGATATAGATGACGACGCTATCCTGCTCACACGCAGCGCCTTAGAGCCGTCCGAATTCGAACAGCCTTCCGCAAGGGAACTTACTGTTGTAACCGTGCGTGGTCGTGTTATGCTGCCGCGCTGGGCGTATGCCTGTAACTTGGTTCCGGACGGTGCTCCGAAAAAAGCGGTTCTTATCGATTGAGGAGGCAGACATGAAACCTATCAATGAAACGCCTATCAGCTCTGATGCGGCATATGAGCGCGAGACGGTCATCAATTTTTGTGATGCCGAGAAAAAAGCATCCTACTATACTCGTAATCGGTCGCGCATGCAGGAATTGCGCAACTTGGCAGCCGAATATCCCGATGATGTTAAGCTGACCATCGACATGGAGGATTGCGTAGAAGCAGAATTGCCCAAGAAGTGGGTAAAGCTCCGTGCTCCCGTCAAAATGTCGGAAGAGCGCCGCGCTATTATGGTTGAGAGCGGCAAACGCCTGGCAGCCATTGCAAAGGCAAAATTAGAAGAACGCAAAGCTGCTGCCACTCAAGAGGACTAAAGCCGACCGGCTTTAGATATATTTTCCCATAGACATGCAAAGGAGGAATTCAC